ATTATAAAGTTACAAGGTGAGATCAAACTCATACACAACAAGATTTCAGTAATAAAGGATAATCATTTAGCTCACTTAGATATTAAGGTGGACAATGTTTATAAACTTTTATGGGCAGTAGGTCTAGTAAGCCTAAGTTCCTTGATAAGCCTAGTAGTAAATCTACTAAGCTAACAACAAATATCAAAGGCACAATTGGTGAGTACCAAGAAATAGTTAATTTGACTAAACAAGGTTATTGGGTGGCCAAAGCTTGTGATCCACAATGTCCATTTGATTTAGTAACAGTTTCGCCTGATGGCAAAGTCAAATTGCTTGACATTAAAACTAATACATATCGCAAAAACGTAAAATCGTACCGCAGAAAAATTTGGCGTACACCATCTGCTAAGCAAAAGAAATTAGGTATTAAAATTGTTATGGTAGATCATGGTAATGAATTATGAAAAATTTAAAGCTATCTTCTGAAACAGGAATCAATCTTCCAGCAAAAAATTTAATAGCTATTGTAGCTGGTGCAGTAATTGCAACAGTAAGTTTTTTTGAATTAGAAAATAGGATTGGCTCACTTGAAACAAGTAGAGAATTATTTCAAGCTGATCTGTTAAAAAAATCAGAACAATTACCTACTGATCAAGAGCAATTTATGTTGCTAGAACATATAGCTTCACAACTAGAGTCTGTGCAAAAAGAAATGGAACTCATGAGAAACAACAATGTAAATATTAAATACGCCATGAGTGATATAGAGAAAATTAAAGAACAATTAGAAATCATAAAAGATAAAGTTAGAGCTAATGGAGGTCATTAATGGAGCAGATAGTTATAGCTTTATTAATGCTAGTTAATAATGAAATTAATGAAGCAAGATTACAACCAGATTTAAGCACTTGCCTATCTGGTAAGCGAAAAGCAAATCGTAGCAATACTGGAACTAATGTTGAATACAGATGTATCAAATCAAAAGCAGAGCTAGAAAAAAACATTGATGGCTCTTATTCAATTAAAAAACTTATTTTAGAATAAAATGTTAGATAAAATTATTTATAAATTATTTGGTTATTTAGATTCTTTTACAAATCACTTAGATAAAATATTTTTTCCAAAACCTAAGAAAAGAAAAAAAAAGAAATGTAAGAATTGTAAATGCAATTGTCATTGCAAAGATGATTTACACATAAATAAATTTGACCAGGAACTTTGTAACTGTGAGGGTTGTAAATGCTAGGAGAAGATTATGACAGTTATAGAAAAAATTCTTTTAGCAATAGAGTGCTTTTGCCGAAAAATCTATTCTAAGGTTTGGTACTACCGAATTGTATTCACAACAAATCTAACAAGGAAAACTAATGTACGAAGAAGTAAAAGAAGAAATTAAGCTTTGTGAGGGTTATGTAAATAAGATTTACCAATGCTCAGAGGGTTTTGATACTATTTTTTATGGACACAAAATAACACCTGATGATGATTATGAACATGGTATTCAATACACTAAACAAGAGGGTGAGCTTGTATTTGAAAGAGATTTCCAAAGAACACTAGAAGCTGCCGAAAGACTTATTGGTGATAGAGCTATTAATAACATGGCTAAAGAAGTTATTATAAATATGGTCTATCAAATAGGTGAGGGTGGCGTATCTAAATTTAAGAATATGTGGAAAGCACTAGACACTAAAGATTATGGTGAAGCTAGTTTCCAAATGCTTGACAGTTTATGGGCAAAACAAACTCCAGCTAGAGCTGGTAAGCTTGCCGGTAAAATGAGAGCAGCAAAGGAGGTCTAATGTGGTTAAGTCTAGCATCTAAGTTAGTTCCAGGCATGATTAAAACTGGAATGAGTATTGCAGCAAACAGAAGAAAAACAAAAGAGCTAGAGTCTGTGGCTGAATTAAAAATGGCTGAACGTATGGCTACTGGTGAAGTTGAATTTAAGAAAGCAGTAATTGATTCACATAAGGGAGATCTAAAAGATGAATTTTGCCTCATACTTATTTCAATTCCTCTGTTGCTTTTGGCTTGGTCAGTATTTAGCGATGACCCAGATATACAAGCAAAGATAGATATATTTTTTGATAAATTTGCAAACCTACCTATGTTCTACCAAGCTCTTGTAGTTGGGTCATTTTCTACAATTCTAGGGATCAAGGGTGTTTCTACTTTTAAAAAGAAATAATGTCTGACAACTTAGATTTGATTAACGAATATAAAGACCAAGTTCGTATTTTAAAGCAAGAAGTAGCTGAGCTACAGGATGCTGGCAAGTCAAAGGACTCTGCTAATAAAAGATGCTTACAAAAATTAGAACACTCACAACAAGACTTAGATCAAGCTAATAAAAAAATAACAGAGTTAGAAGATCAACTACATAAAATTAATAAGAAAGACAATGAATGAAATTTGTATTAGTGGTGATATTTTGCTCTGGCTTAGAACAAAATTGCTTACCACCACAAACAGTATCACAACACAACACCTGGTACGATTGTATGATGGCCGGCTATAACAAAGCACAGACTTATACAGAAGATATAGGTATGCAAAAAACAAATGAATATAAGTTGTATGTACAGTTTCAATGCAAAACTGTTAAGGAGGTCTAATGGCAACTCCATCATGGCAGCGTAAAGCTGGTAAATCTAAATCTGGTGGACTTAATGCAAAAGGTAGAGCTAGCTATAATAGAGCTACTGGTGGCAATCTAAAAGCACCAGTTACTACTAAACCAAGTAAATTAAAAAAGGGTAGTAAGGCAGCTAACAGACGTAAATCATTTTGTGCAAGGATGTTAGGTATGAAGAAAAGACTTACATCTGCCAAGACCGCAAGAGATCCTAATTCAAGAATTAATAAAGCTCTTAGAAAATGGAACTGCTAAGTGTCAAAAAAATTATGGAAGAAAACTAACATCTTAACTGATGTTGGTAAGTGTAGGTATTGCTCAGACAATATTGTTAATACAGATTCATTTGTAAGTTTTTACCCAGAGGGTCATGCTCATTATCTTTGTATGAAGAAAGATGACCATAACAAACAATTAAATAAGGAAAAATAAACTATGGCAAAAAAAGGATTATACGCAAACATTCATGCAAAGCGTAAAAGAATTAAAGCTGGTAGCGGTGAACGAATGAGAAAAGTAGGTTCTAAAGGAGCTCCAACTGCTGCTAATTTTAAGAAAGCTGCAAAGACAGCTAAAAAAACAAAAAGTAAAAAGAGGTAAAAAATGGCAAGTAAATTTTTAAAACAAAACTTTAAATCTATGAATGAGGAAGATAAAGAAAAATTAAAAAAATTTAAAGGTTCTGTATCAGAGGGTGAAATGGATTTTATTAAATCTATTACTCCTAATGGATCTGCCTTAGATACAATAAGTAATTTAAAAAAATTATTAGAAGAAGATAAGTAATTACCGAATAGGAATATCTACTTATTAAGTAGGTATAGTTCTAGCTTTAGCTAGTGGGAAAGGGTGGGTACAGAATCAATTGGTATAGGTATAATTGGACTCTGAATTAATGATGTTATAGTATTGATTCTGAGAAAAGATAAAAACTAACAATTGTGAACTATACCAATAATATACCAAGTAGCAGATTTGCTAGTAATAATAAGAGTAATTTTATTGTTATTAGTGATTACAAATCAATTGCTCTACCAGCTGAGCTACAAGGGCATTTAGAAAAAGCTTATATATATAGCCGAATTGAATCGCAAGATTCTTTTCGGCTTTTTTTTTATGCCCAAAATATAAATAGAATCATTGCGTTCTATACCTTTTTTATACCCTTGCTAGCTATACTTTGGAAATACCCATTACAAAATGATTGGGAAATAAGGGAAATAACACCAATTGATTATTTGCAATACTGTTATAGGTATAGTATAACATTGTTATAACTTAACTAATAGAGGAGAGAAAAATGACTAACAATTGTGTAATATGTAGAAATGACTTTGAGGGTTTAGGTAATAACCCACACCCTGTAAGTTTGTATGGTGAGTGTTGTAAAAACTGTGATGATGCAAAAGTTATCCCAGCTAGAATGTTGCAACTTCATTATGAGAAAAAGTACCAATCAAAAGACCTGGCTAAATTATTAATTGAAAATTTAATACATTTAGGTTTCAAACCAGAAACAACAATCAAGCAGTTGCAAAATAATAGAAATGATAAAACGACTGCGTTACTAAAATCTAGTAACTTGCTTGACCGAATAGACTCAATTAATGAAAAAAAATATTATGGTGCTGACAATGTTTTAACCAACAGAGGGGGTGCATAATGGAACTACAAATTAGACCAGTACAAAAAAATGGTAAAAGAATATGGCGTTATTCTTATTGGGGTATAGATGGTAAAGTTAAGTTTATATCCCATAAA